ATATGCTCCTGCTCCTGCGCTAGGGCCGCCACCGAGGAAACGAGCTTGTCCAAATTGTCTTGGCGTTGCTCCATCTTATCTAAACGGTGCGTATTGGATTTGCAGCGCTGTTCCAGCTCTGCGAGTTTAACTTCTAGTTCTGGCATTATCCCGCCTCGCTTTGCAATAAAAATACCGCCCTGGGGTGGTTGTGAATTATTCTGCTGGGAGCATCTCTACAAGTTCCTGGTACTGCTCATCATCAAGACTTCCTGCGACGTAAAGTACATCGATTTTTTCGCGCAGTCCAGCCGTTCTCCCTAAATTAATCAGTTGCTTAATTACCCGTGTCAGCGTAGTGTCGCTCATTCACTCACCCCCAGCTCTAACAATGTGGTGCGATAGGCGAGGTCAATTAGGAGTTCTGCCATATCGGCTTGTAGGTCTGGCGCAGGCGTTAAATCAACATCCAGATAATCATCTGGCACTTCCTTTTGTACGATTTCCTGTCCTTCGGGTGTTAAAACTATTACATCAATTATCATTTCTTCACCCCGTAAACGTAAATTTTTGAACCGCTTTTTATGCCAGACGCTGTAGTCCCAATTATGTTAATTGTTGATAAATCAGGCGGTGCTAACGATGATTTGTTTACTTCAAACAGCTTTCCTCCGCCTATTGCGTCTCCGACCGCGCTTCCATAACGACACTTATAAAAAAATTGTCCAGATACCGTGTTCCCATCAAGCGCGATTTCAATTTTTAAATTCATGTACCCGTTAGCTACGTTATACATTTTTCCGATAAGAACTAATGCTTCATAATACGACGCAACACTGCCCTCCATTGTGGTTGTTATATAACTGTCGGTCGATATGCTATTGAGCTTAAGGAGGACTGTGTTGCTTAAATCAGTAGCCGGCAGCAGTCGCGCCTCAACAACAATTGCGGAGTATGAAGAAATACTCGGTAGACTTATATCTATTTGTGTCGTGTCAGCAGATAGCGTCTGCGATATAAGCAAGTCATAGGCTTTTGGGTTCAGCATCGGCGGTATCGCTGCAAACACATCATCCGGCACAGCGTCCGCTCCGAGGCCGAATAGCATTTTTGTCTCGGTAGATGCCGTTTCTTCTTTGCTATGCGCCCCCACCTGCGCCGCCGTCACGTTGTGGGGATTGTCCTCGCGGTCGGCATGTTCGGTAATCTGGGCCTGGAGCTTGCCGAGCGCCGAGAGCACGGTATCGGTGGCCGTTATGACCGCGCTTGTCGCCGTGGAGAGGCCCGTCAGCGCCGTCGAGCGCACCGAGGCTGCAAAATCCGATATGTTTTCTACCTTAAGGGCAAGCCATGACTTAAACTGCGCCAGCGTCTTTACGGCCCATGTCTTGGCGCCTGTGGAGACAAGCATCTGGTCGGCCTCGGTCGCCATGCTCTTAGGGATGGCAGCGTCCGCGGTTTGCTTGGCTTCCTCAGCGATAATGGCTGCGCTGGCCGCGGCGTCGGCGTTTTCTTTCAGCGCAGCGTCAATGGTCGCAAAGTCGTTGACCAGGTCCTCTCGCTTGAGGTACTCGTTGGGCTCCCACTGGCTGAGGCCATAATTCGGCGTTTTCTTCGCACTCGGCATATTATCACTCCTTGTAGACTTCGATTTCTTCCCAGGTCAGGTTGAGCGCGTCCCACTCGGCCCATGTGCGGTTGTAAGCTTCGTACATCGCCCAAGTCATAAATGTGAAGATGTAGCTATAAGCGAGATGCGCGGGCTTTATCTCCTCGATGGCGGCCGTGAGGTCGTCCATGTTTGGCGGTATTCCGAGCGTGCCGGCGAACCTTATCTCGAAACGGTGCTCCGCAGGATATACGGTTATCTCAACCTCGCCGTTGGAAAAAGCCTCGGCGACGTTTTTTATCATGGCCACCGTGGTCGTTCCGGCCCCGCGGAGCTTGGACATTATCCTGGTGCGCCGGAAATCCTCGCTGTCTTCCGCCTTTGAGGTTATGGCAAGGTCTCGCTCCCAGAGCTTAAGGCCCCATGTGGCGGTCGAGACGTTGAGCTGCTCCATAAGCTCGTCCCGGGCCTTCCAAAGAGCTGCAACCTGCTTTTCGATGGCTTCCTGGATGCTCACGACCTCCGGCGAATTTGAATAGAAATCGGGCAGGTAATCGATAAGCTTCATGTTACGGTCACCGTCCCAAGCACCGGCACTTGACTCTCGGCGATGGTGATGTTGCCGGTTCCGCCGTTTATCTTGAGCGAGGTGAAGTCGACAACGCCGTCGATGTCAAGCAGGAAGAAGGCAACCCGGTTATACAGCAGCGTGTAGCCTTTGAACGCCAGACTTTTCAGATACGTGTCCAATTTGGACACAAGCTGCTCCTGCACCTTGGCCTTCGTAGTGGTCGAGTCGATTGTCACGGCCGCCTCGACGTTGATGGTAAGGCCCTCGGCGCTCTCGACCGTGACTATCGCGCCTATCGGCGACTCCTCGGCGATATGCAGGGCGCAGGCGGAAACGACGGACTCGTCCACCGGCTGCTTCTCGGGGCCTACGAGCAGCACCTTTACGGTACCGGGCCCCTCCCATAGGGGCAGCACCTTGGCGTCGCCCACGCCGTTGACTTCAAGCGCCCACTGGCGGTAATGATAGGCGTTTCCGGAGGTAGCCGGGGTCTGCCGGCGGGCGTTGAGCCTGGCCAGGAGAGCCTCGTCCGTCTCGGGGTCCGTGCCGCCGGACGCCGCGGCGTTTGTAAATGATGTAAGCCCCGGGATAGCCCTGACAATGCTGGTTATCTCGCCGGCATCGACGTTGTATGCCTCGCCGACGTTTACGGCCTCAAGTAATCCGGTACCGGCGCCGTCCACAAGCGTAACCTGCTCCTTCAGCCGGAACTCGAGCCCTCCGGCCGTAAGGAAGGCCGTGCCTGCGGGAATTACGGCGCCGCTGGAGCCGGTAAAGTTTATCTCCGCAGTTGCTTTCGTGCCGGCCTTCCGCTTGATGCCGTATTCCTCGCAGCGCTTGTCTATGTAGGGACCGCTCGTCTCGTCGACAAAGGCTATCGGAATCAGGGCTTTTAGGGATTGGTAGCATTTCCAGAGCTCCATAGCCACCGGCGTTATCATTTCGTTGAGAAAGGACCCCTCGCGTGTGTCGAGGTTGGTGTCGATGGCGGCTAGAATATTGGCCTTAATCGACTCGGGAGTGATATTTTCAAACACTGGCGCTCACCTCGCTATCGCCGTAAATTGTGTTTACTTTACAGGTTATGGACAGCTTTCCGTTGTCAAAGTCAACGGAAATGTCGTCAACGCTCGTTATATAGGGATTAATCATCAGGGCCTCGCGGACGTACCTTATGGCCTCGGCGCGCTTGAGCTCCTCCGAATACGGCTGCCCGATAAGGTAGTGGAGCTCCGTGCCGTAGTCGCGGGAGTACATTTCGTACCGGAAGCGGGGCACGTGCAGCGCTTTCCAGGCCCAGACCTTTACAGCCTCCCTCCCGCTCACTATGACCGGAGAGCCGCGCTCAAAGCGCGGGGTATTGGTTTCGTAGTCCCAGGCGACCTCTCTGTATAGGGGTAAAGCCGTTGACTTTACAGCCTGCGGGGCGTCGATAATCGGGAACAGCGTGCTCATGCGCTCACCACCTTGCAGATTATGATGTAGCGCTGCGCTTCATCGATTGGAAGCATCAGCAGCTGGTCGCCGGCCGCAAAGCCGAGAGGGTCGAGCTCGGTGTTTAAAAGCAGGTCCTCCCGCTCCTGCAGCGTGCCGCCGACGGCGACTATCAAGGGCCTGTCCGGATTGTCCTCGTCCGGCGCCGTTATGACCTTGCCAAGCGTCAGGTCGCCTATAGAGCTCGACGCCTGATGCTTGAGCATTTCCGCCAGCTTAAAATACGGATTGTCTTCCATCCTGACGCCTCCTAGAACGTGATTTTGGATTTGCCGCCGCCGCTTCCGCTGCCGCCTGCGACCGGCAGGCTTCCGGCCTCCGCCTCGTCCATGATGTTGCGGAAGTTCAGGACCAAGCGATTTTGATAGACTCCGTTCCTCCAGGTGTGGGTGTCGTTATCTATCCAGAAAAGACCGTAAAGCCCTGTGACAGGCTCCTGCAGCACGACGCAGTTGCCGGATATAAGCGAGGGGTCGCCGAGGTTTGTAACGGTTATTTTTTGCACTAGTCCGTTGTCGTCGATAAGCTTTTGGGCCTTGGCGCCGGTGTCCTCCCCCTCTTGGCGTCTCAGCACCGTCTGCATGAGGCCGTAGAGCTTGATTGCGTTGGCATCTTCGCGTATGGCCACCTGGTTGTCGTTTTCGTCTGTAATCACGACGCGGTTAATCATGGTCTCGAGCGTCTCGGTCACCGACACCGACAGCAGGTTCGCCCCGGGTTTCAGCACCGGCGTGCTGCTGTCCGGCTCCTTGGCTATCACATCGAGCGCCGCGCCGCGGAAGCGAAGCATATATTTCTTTCCGGTCTCAAGCGAGGCGAGCGTGTAGGCCGTCTGAATGATGGAGTAAAGCCTTGTCCCCGGGAAGTTCCGGCTGATTGTGACGCCGGTTTTGGCGATATTCCCGGCCTCTATGCCGAAATCGGTGCATATCATGGCAGTTATCGCCTCGGGGGTCATGCTTCTGAACTTGTAGCTCGCCTCGTTGCGGTTGAGATAGAAGCCGCGGTCCGCGCAGGTAAAGCTCTTTGTGTTTTTGCCGTCGAAGCGGCGGGAGAATATAAAGCCGTCAAAGCGCAGGCTGCCGTCTATGTATAGCTGCACACGGTTTCCCAGCTCTGCGTTGATGGCAGGTAGGCGCTTGTCCACGCTCGACGTCACAAGGTCGAACTCGAGCGTGCGCGCGCACTGGTTGTAGCCGCCCGACCAGGTGAGCGACTGGACAAGAGGCGTTGCGTCGCTGGTGCCGGTGATAAGCAGGGTAAGATTCTCCGTCATACAGTCACCGCCCTGCGCGGAATGGTTAGCACCTGTCCCGTGAAAATCAGATGCGGGTTCTTTATTCCGTTGGCTTCGGCAATAAGGGGATATAGTGAAGCATCGCCATAAAATCGGCGGGCAAGCCCGGAGAGCGTGTCGCCGGCCTGCACGATATAGGTCTCCTGCATCGTCGGCTCGGCCTCGACGCTTCTTTTGGCGTTCCCCGTTCTGCCGTCTATGGCAGGGGCAAGCTCGCGGTAGCCGCGCATCGTTATGGTACAGTAGACGTCGTTGGTACCGTCCTGCTCGGTGTAGCTGATAGGGTCCAGGATGACAGGCTCGTTGACCGGGGTGTCGCTGACGATAAAGCGCAGCACCGTGCCGGCCTCCGACCATTTTTTCAGCCGGTCTATGTAATAGAACGGCTCAAGCACCGCCCCGGGCAGCACAAAGGGATAGGCGTGGGCCGGGAAGAGGCACACGATAGCCTCGTCCAGCAGTGTTATGTTGCCGGGGAGGTTGATGTCGCCTGTGGAGAGCATTTCAAGCGTCACGGCCTTTCGGCCGCAGCTTATCCTGTAAGACCGAGGCGTCACCGGCAGCATAAGCTCCGCGCCGGTTTCGGTGTCTTTGAAAATGAATCTTCTGAGCATGGAAGCGCCCCTCCTTAGCTTGGCACAACAAGCTCAAGCGCATGGACGAGCTTTCGGGCAATTTCCTCTGCGACCTCTTCGGGGCCGTAGGGGCCGCTGAAGGAGTTTCCGGTAACCGTAATGGTTATACCTCCGGTCAGGCCCGCTCTGCCGTTCCTCGCCTCGCTGGCCGTCTGCACGCGCTCGCCCTCGTGAAGATAGTAGAATCCGTCTCTCGGTACTCTATCAAGGCCGAAGGCGTAGCTGCCGCCAGTGGAAAGCAGGTTGCCGTACAAATCGTAGAGGCTGTTGCCGAGGTAATAGGTGGCGTCGCTGTTGAACGCCATCCCGATGTCCTCTTTCATGCGTTCAAGCATGCCGGCAGCCCGTCCTTTCGAGAACATCTGGCCTTTTTTGTAACCGGCGTTCCAGTAGGCGTCATCGGTGGCCGTGTCGTCCCGGATAGCTTCGGCAAGGGAAATTTCTGACTGTATGGCTAGCTTTGCTCCGTCTGAGGCGTTGTATCTATTTATGCCCTTGACTTTGGCAGCCATGATTATTTCACCCATTTTGGCTGCGTCCCCGGTTTCTTTTGCTGTGATGTACTCCTCGGACTGCATCGCTTCGGCGATGGCGTCGCGGATATACTGTTCCCTCTGGTTCTCAAGCTCGGCCTTCCATGCGCCGATGGCGGAGTAGGCCTCCTGCATTGCGGCGCCGTTTTCTCCGGAGAGGAAATCGATTTCTGCCTGCAGACCCTCTTTGCGCTTCTCGATGTAGCCTGCACCCATAGCGTTCTCAAGCTCGGCCTGCGCGTCTTCGAGGGTCGAAGTTAGGCCGGAATAGGTCTCAGCCTGTATCTGCATGCTGCCGCCGTAGAGCTCCTCAAACTTCCTAAGTATCAGATTGGCCGTCGATATGCCGGAGATGTTGCCTCTGGATAACTGGTCGTAGACTTCCTCAATCGACATCCCGGTGGCTTCGGCTATCCACTGGAAGACGGCGAAGCCGCGCTCGTTAAGCGGGTTGAGGTATTGGAGCGTCGCCTTGTCCGAGGATTTCATGCGGCCGATGTATGTGGCGACCGATGAGATATCGGCCGGGCTGAGGCCGAGAGCGGCGCCAGCGTCGCCGATTTTGGTGAGGGTAGGGATAATATCTTCGACCGCGTAGCCGAAGGTTGTGAGCGTCTTGCTGAGGCTAGTCAGGGTATCGTACTCAAAAGGCGTCTTCTCGGCGAACTCTCTGATGTCTTCGAGGAAGGCGCTCGCCCGTTCGCGCCCGCCGAGAAGGGTCATGAAGGAGATGAGGTCCATCTCGCGCTGCGCCGCAATCGTGGTGCCGCTTGAGAGAATTGACAGCAACTCGCCGGTAACGGTGTTATGAGCCTCCTGGACATAGGCCTTGAAGGCCTCGTCCTGGCTCTGGTAGTTTTGTATGGCGCCGTTGATAAGCCCGATGGCGCCTCCTACGGCCGTGCCGACAAGCGTGCCGATGCCGGGCAGGATGCTGCCTAGAGCGGCGCCTGCCGTGGCGCCGGATAGGGTGGATGAGAAATAGCCGGCGACCTGGCTGCCGAACATCGAGCCTACCAGAACATTCGCGGCCTGCGCGGCCGTATCGCCGAGCATCTTGGTAATGCCTGCTTTCGCAAGGGCGCCAAGTATGCCGCTGTCGCCGGTGCTCATATTGTTTGCTTTCCTTATATCCTCGGTGTACGAGTGGAAAGCCCGCTGTGTATTGCGGATGGCGTACTCGGTGTCCTTTAGCTGGGTTTTAAGGCTTATTTGCTTCTCTATAGCGGCGTTGAGGGCGTTTTTGCTAACCTCGTCGCCGTATTTCTTATATGCCTTCTGTGCTTCGTTTACTTCGTCGGTGCTTTCCTTTATGGCTGTTTTCAGGGCGGCGGCGTCTTTAACAAGGTCCTGGATGCGCTTGGTGTAGGCAAGGCAGCGCTGCTCGGTCTCCTGGAGCGTCTTATTGAAAGCCTGGTTGGAATTTGAGATTGTCGCAAGACCCGGTGAAACCTTGTCTATAAGCTTAAGCACAATTCCGGTTTCTTCAGCCATTATCAGCACCCCCTTGATTTCCTTCTTTGCTCCGCCTCATAGGACGCCAGCGCCAGAATTAGGTCACGCTCACCGGGCGGCTTGTTGTAATAGTCGCTCGGCGCCCAGCCTTTGTAATGAAACAGGTAATAGATAAGCTCTAATTCCGGGTCGCTGCCGTCCTCTAGGCGTTTTTTACTTCTTCAATCGTGGCCGTGCGATAGCCGCAAAGGCGCTCTATAGCCCGGGAGAGGTCCTCAATCTCGCCGGGCAGGAGCATAGCCTTAAGAGTTTCCGCTGGCGTGACGCCGCCGAAGCGCTGGGAGAGCTCGGGGGCTCTCAGGTTGGGGTCGACCACGCCCGCAAGCACTATCTGGATGCTCAAATCGTCGCCCATACCCGACCGGAGCTCGTCGATTTTCCCGTATGGCAGGGCCCTGAGCGTAAATACGACGTCTTCGCCCAGCAGCTCCGAAAGCCTTTTGATTCTATACTTGGCCGTCGGGAGTTCCTTCTGGACGTTTGGCAGCTCAGGCTTTAGCAGCATGTCAAGTACGCTTTTGCTTTTATCCATACATGGAACCCTCCTTAGGGAGTTATGACGTCAAGAAATTCGTGGTCGGTGAATGTAAAAGGCATTTCGACCTTGACGGCATTCTTTGCCTCCCAGTCGGCAAGGGTGAGGTCGTCGAAGGAAACATTCTTTACGGCCACACGCTCGGCGCCGTAGGCGTCGGGGTCTTTTAGAAGCGATATGACTGTAAAGCGCGGGTCTTTTCCGTTCTTTATGGCGTCGCCAACGAGCACGGCGGCCCTAGAATAGACTTTATGGAGCCGCAGGGAGCCGGTGCCCTTGATGGACGTTATCTTTGAGTCCGTGGCGAGCTGCCCGCAGAGCTGAACATCTTCTTTGCTGAAAGTGTACTTCGCCTGAAAGCCGTAGCACTCGGCTATAAGCTCGCCTTCGAGCCATATCTGGCCGTAGGTACCGTTAATCACTCTTTTTGCAGAGTCCATAATCCAGCCTCCTTAAATTGTGATGGCCAGGGCGATATCCTCGATGGCGTCGAGGATGGAGATAGTCGCCTTGAGGAGCACCTGGTCGTCCGTGTTGTACTCCTTAATCTCCTGCTCCGACATGTCGGACGTGTCGATGCCCTTGCTCTGCAGATAGGCTTCCTGGGCCTCGACGTCGATGCCTACGCTCGAGCCGCCGCTTCTCAGGATACCGGCCTGCTCCAGCGTTTTGAAATAGTCGCTGATGGCCGTGCAGAGCACCATCTTGTTGTCGTAGGTGTTGGCGTACTTGCCTATGTAGGTGTCCTGGGCGGTCCTCGTGATGTCCCTGCGTATCATGTCGACGGCTTCGACAATTTTGATTTTCTTGAAGCTGGGTCCCTTGCTGTCGCTTGTGGTCTGCAGGGAATTTACGCCGCGGGCGACTTTGACCTTCTGGCCGTCGTGCATCAGGATGAGCTTTCCGGCGTCTATTGCCTCGTCCATCTCGTCCTTGGTGAGGCGTTTGATGTCAGTGAGCTCGGGCAGGGGCGCGTAGGTGCAGGAAATGTTCATGGGCGTGCCGGCAATCAGGCCGGCGATGCGGGCACAGTAGGCCGCGGTGGTGTAGGTGTTGGTCCCGTCGGTCATGCCCTCGGCGGCGAAGTTTATGATTGCCTCGCTGTCGGCGGCCTTGTCGGGCAGTACGGCCTTGTAGATGGCGCCGGCCGCGCGCTGGGCTGTTATCCAAGTTGCGATTTCCGCCGCCTGCGTCGCATCGCAGTCCGGCGCGCCGACGAGATAGTCAAACTGCTGCGTCGCAAAATAGTCGAGCGCCTCGGAATAATCCTCCGCATCGGCCTCCAGCACATAGGCAATAACCTTGCGCGGCGGCGTCACATAGCCGAGAAATGCCTGCCGCAGATATGTCTTATTGGCTGCCGAGAGCGCGGTGGGTATCTGGCTGACGTTGGTGAGAATATGCGCGCCAGTAGCGGCGGAGTCTTTCAGAATGACCGCCACGACGCCCTTCTGCGACCGGGCTATGGAATTGCGGGCCGCGGTTGAAAATGTGATATTGATGTTAGGCAGTCCCATAACTACGATTCCTCCTTTATCGTTGTGTGTACCGCGCCCATCAGCGGCCACTCGTCCGTTGAGGGCTGGTCGTCCCTGTACCGGAGTATGATTTCGACTGTGGCATAATCAAAAAAGCACTGGCCCTTGTTGGAGATTACATGGAGCGCTCTATCCTGGGTCTTAAGATAGCCGGCGAAGAACAGCTCTTGGACGGACATCATCCGCGCCTCCAGCTCCTCGACGTGGCTGTTGTGGTAGGCGTCCACATTGGTGAAGCAGGTTATCGCTAAGGTCACCTCAAGCTCAACAAGGCCGAGGGAAGCGTCGGTAATGGACGTCGACCCAATTTCAATCAGAAATGACGGCCTCGAGAATTCCTGAGGCACCATATTGTGATACACCTTCTCGCCGGGAAAGCGCTCGTTCAGTAATGCCTCAGCGGCTTCCCTTATGCTCTTTAGATTCAGCATTATTTCACCCCTATACGTCATAGCCCTGGTCGTACAGCATATTTTCTATCTGCACAAGCACCTTCTCGGCTGCTTTTTTCGCCTCTTTATTAGCCTTGGTGCGGGCTTCCCTGTAAAAATAGCGTCCACGCACAAAAACGTTTCCCTTAGCTCCGATTCCGGCGGCAGTTATCCTCGGCTGGTATCGTTTGGCCCTGCCTGAAGGCCCCCTTGCGGCATGCCCGCGGTCGAGGTATCTTGTAATTTTCTTAGACATCAGGCCTTTCCCGGGTACATCGACAACCGCCGGGGCAATCGCGACATAGCCTCCGCCGCTGCCAACGCGGTATTGTTGCCAGCCGCGGACATGGAAGCGGTCGTCGCGGATGCCGGAACCAATAATCTGGCTCCTGACTTCCTGTAAAACCGTCTTGCCGGCTTCTTCAAGAATCCGGCGCTTGGCGTCTGGGAAAGCTTTAATCACGTTGTCCCAGGCTGCCATGAACTTGTCCCATCCGCTTTTGTCGAGTGATAACACTACAAATCAGCCTTTCTCATAACCTCATACTCATTGCGGTACGGGTCCAGCAGATGGGCGGCCAGGACGGCATACGGCGTTCCGTCGACGTCCACAAGGCTGCCGGGCTGCAGTATCACCGGCTTGGGCGTTATAAGCACATAGCAGATTGAGGCGACGGCCATCGGCTCGAGCTGTTCGTGCCGGACATACTTTTCCGCCAGCGCGGCGGGAAAAGTCTTGCCTTTCGGAACCTTGTTCGCTTCGGCAGTGCAGCTCGCAATGTTCGCGGGTACGGCTGTGACCGTGAGATGGGCTCTATCTTTCGTTGGCTCGATTGAGGTTATAAGATGGTGCCGCCCCTGCCAATCGATGGCGTCAAACATCGAGAGATTCTGCCGGCGGATAGTAAACACAACCGAGGACCTCGAGGCCGTTGCGTTAGCGGAGAATACTTTCCGGGTTTCCGACTGCTCAACGGCCGCCCAGGCCTTCCGCCGCACGGTCCAGGACCAGCCGGTGTCAGATTCGCTCAGTTCAAGGACGTATATAGGCTGATTGAGCTTTCCTGCATTAATGCCCATAACCGCCGGCGGAAGGCCGCCGGCCCCCTCCTTTCCTTTATGATGTCGTTGTGTCCGGATTGGACACCAATCCCTCCGTAAGCTTAAGCTGGGTCAGCATTCTACGGAAGACGGGATTCTCGGTTATCGCTGTGGCTTCCATATGGGTTCCTCTCCGGTCGTAGCCGTCAAGCACCAGTGCGTTAACAAGCAGGTCGTACTGCGCCTTGCGGCTCGTGCCTTCTTTCGGTTCCTTTATCCCGGCCTCCTCAAGATACCCGACGGCCGCAGCATAAAGGCTTTTTATAGTTGCTATGGTTTGCTCATCGGCCGCCTCTTCGGGGCCCAGCCGGCAGTAGGCTAAAAGCTCGGAAAGTCTCTCCTCGGATATTTCTACTGCCATCACAATCAGCCTTCAGCGGCCGGGATTGTCGCGACGACGAAGCTCTTGTCGACAACCAGGTTGCCGCCGACCATAACGTCGCCAAGGATGGTCAGCAGGCGCTCGCCGGCCTTGTAGCTCTCGTCGATTCGAATGGAATAATTGCCAAAGAGGCCGAGCTCGTAGGCAAGCGGATTTCCGTAGAGCATGGTCTGTATCGGCTTATCGCTCGCGGTCGTGCCTATGATGCTTGTCAGGCCGCTCGACAGCACGAACGGGATTATGTAGCCGCCGTCCTTGATGACGCCCATGTTGGGATTGTTCTCGTTCGGCGTGATGTCGAACAGGCGCCTTTTCTCGTTTGTCCCTCTCAGCTCGCCGATAGCCTTGAGGTCCTTCTTGGTGCAGTAGAGCCATGCGGAGCCGCCGAGCTCGTTGTCGCCGCCGTAGGCGAAATAGAGCTCCATCAGGGTGTCGGCCGTAATAGAGTTGGCCTCGACGTCCACAGTGGCGTACATGATTTCTCCCTTGGTGTTCTTGGCAGTCTTGATGCCGTACATCTCGGGCGTCGCCTGTCCATCACCGTTGTAGATAAGCTCAGCCACCTTTTGGCGAAGCGCCTTCATAGCAAGAGAACGGATTTTAGCCTCATAGTTGGCAGGAGAGAGATTGGAAATGTTTCGGTCTACATAGGTTGTCACGTTGACCTCAAAAGGCGCGATTCTTGCAAAGCGCAGAACCGGGTCCGATTCGGCACGGAGCGTTCCGGCGAGTTCAGTCACCTTGCCCGCCTGAGCTTCCAGGCCCTCTTTTACATACGGCTCCAGTATCGCGCCGCAGCCTGTGAGGTCGACGACGCTGACCTGGTCGATGATGGAGCTGACCGGGCTCAGCCTGTCGCGGATAAGAGTGCCGGCGCGGGTCGGTTCCACGAGGGTGCCGCTTCCGAGCGTCGTGGCGTTCGTAACCCGCATGACGCCGAAGGCAGCCAGCGTCTCCTCGATGCTATAGGTAATCGTGCCGCCCTTGCGGAGCGTCTCCGCGCGGGCTTCGGCAAGGTCCCTGACCTCTGCCGGCATCTTGTTTGCAGGCTCTAAAAAGCGCTCCTGCTCGTTAATGAGGTTTTCGATTCTCTGGATTTCCTCGTTGAGGGCCGTTACCTCGCCCATCTCCTTGTCGTAGGTTTCCTTGTTTCCCGCCTCGAGCGCGGCCTGGGCCGCGGTGAGATGGGTGGTGCGTTTGTTCTTAAGGTCGATAAGCTTGCGTCTCATTTCTCCTCATCCTTTCTTAAAATCTTAATTTTTCGATGTTGAGCCAGGCCCGAGCTCGAGCCCGCCACCCATCGTTATCTTCTGCGGCTTTTTCTGCCGCCGTATCACATGTTTTGCCCTCGCCGAGTACAACCGGCTGCTCCTTGGCCTTCAGCCGGTTGTACTCGGCGCGTAGCTGCTCCGGGTCCGGCAGCCCTGTTCCGGAGTTGATAAGAGAGCGGATACCGCCGCCGACGGCGTTTACGATGCTGTTTGGGAGCACAAATCCGTCGTCCTGGTAAAGGATGCCGTCGGCCAAACCTATCTCGACGGCCTGCTGGGCGGTCAGCCAGGTTTCCGAGTTCATCATAGCCTCAAGCTGCGCCCTGGCCGTCTTACCCCTGCACTTTGTCTCATAGCCGTTGAGTATTGATTCTTTAAACGACTTCAAAATCCGCAGGCTTGTCTTATGGGCGTTTTCATTGCCGTATGTGGAAGTTAACGGCAGATGCATCATAATCTGTGCGACCGGGGATACGTAGACTTTCGTACAGCCGGCTATCATCGTCGAGGCTGCCGAAGCGGCAATTGATTGGACCTCGGCAATTGTAGTAATTGGCGCCGATTTGAGCACGGTGAACATCTCAAAGCCTGGGATAACCGAGCCGCCGGCGGAATTGACCTCAAGGATGAGGTCCTCGCCTTCCGGATTTTCCTCAATTGCCTTCCTTATCGTTGCCGGAGAAAAGACGCTGTAGCCGAAAAACCGGTATAGCTCGACAACGTCATCCGACACTATGTAACCGTTTAGGGCTACCCTCACTTATTTGAACCTCCTTTTTCTGCTCTTATCACGCTGAGCTCCGCCCACTTTGACAGCGGCCCGTAGTTCCAGCTCGCGTAGCGTTCGTCTCCGCCTTCCACGTCGGGCATGTCCTCCAGGGCGCGTATCTCGTTGACGGAGAACACGCTGATTTCGCGCATAGTTTTGTACCAGTTGCTGCGGCTGTTAACATCGCCTTTGAGCTCGGCCATCATGTTTATTCTGATTTCGAGGCCGGAGTCGATTTCCGAGTCCGGCAGCAACTTCCATGTCCGCTCCTCCTCGTATTGGGTGACGATGGGGTGCAGTGTGGAGACGACGTACTCGATAGCGTTCTGCTCATTGGAGTTATAAGATTGCTTCCCAGCCTGCAGTTTGTAGAGGGGCACGCCGAAAAAGCGCGCGATATCCTGCACCGAGATATCCAGCCGCTCGACGAACTGCGCGTCCTGGTTCGATATCGCAATTGGCTGATATTTGAGCCCCAAATCAAGAATCGCGGTCCGGTGCGCGTTATTCGGCCCGGCATAGAACTTCTCCCACTCGCGGCGGATGTACTCTTTCTTGGATATCTTGATTTTCTGGCCGTCGCTGGTTGGGATTTCGACTTCGCCGCTGAGGTCGGCGTCGACCTGCAGCACCCCTGAGGGCTGCGCGCCGTTCCGGTAGAAATTAAGGTCGTAGGTCTGCGCGGCCCTTCCGGCCTCGATGACTTCCGAGGCCCGCCGCAGCACCGAAATCCCAATAAAGCCGTCGTGGCTGTAGGCCTTGAAGTGCATGATGTCGGTGCTCGGAAGCCGCATCATGTCTCCCCGCCAGGGATGAATTACGTCGTACCAGACGCGGCCGTTTACATCTCTCCAGGGCCGCACCAGCTCGGCCGGGATTGGTATAAGCTCCACGGGCCGGCCGCTCCTCGGGTCGCGAATTATCCAGTCGTAGGAGTTGCCGTGCGTCAGGCGGTTTGCTTCGAGCATTTTTTTGTGGACGCTCGGCGTCATGGCCTCGTTCGGCCGGATATTGAGTAGCTTGTTCAGCGGATGGTTGTCGACACGCTTCCGATTATTTCTGTCCCATAAATAGTAGGGCAGCTTGCTCATTGAGTCCGATAGGACCTCGATGCAGCGGTTAACCGCCGAGAGCTTCATCGCCGCCTGCTCGCTGCACGACTCGAAATTCACCGCCGGCAGCGCCGCGGCCGAAGTGACAGAAGCTGTGTTAACATTAAGCACGGTATGAGGCCGCCTGATTGCATCAAGAAGTATGGTCATCACCTCCCATTACCAGCAGGAAGGCAATCCCGCAGGCGCAGAGGCCGCCGACGATAATGCCAGCCGGCAGATAAATAAGGCCGAAACCGAAACTTATCGCCGCAGCTCCCAGCAGCAGGAGCACATCCGAAAGGGTACTCCTCGTTTTCTCGTTTAATTTCCTCTTCATAAAGCCTCCCCTCAGCCCAGCGTCAAGAACCGAGCTATAAGGTGTAGTTTCCGCGCTCGATGGCTTCCGAAAGCGTTATTTTATCCCGCTTTACCAGCACCCTGGCCAGGGCGTTCATCATCGCCGCGACCGGGTCGATGCGTTTTGAATCATCCTTGTGCTTCTTGTTAAGCTTCACATCGCCGAAATTGTTCTGGACTTCGACCGCATTTGCTAGGCACCACATGAACAGCGGGCTTTCCTCCAGCACCAGCTTGCTCTGAAGCAGCAGCTCGCGGAAGCCCTTAACCGCCAGGTTCTGGCCGGCGCAGGTTTGAGGAATTTCCACGCAGAAATCCTCGTTGTTACGCTCGGTGCACAGCTTTATTGCGAGATCCGTGGCATTGTGCCCGTCATAATCCACTTCGTCTACCTTCCAGTTGTGGAGCCTTTCGCCGTCGCATATCCATTTCTCGACGTAGCTGTTGTCCGTAACGTCGCCCGGGGTGAGTGTGCAATAGCCGGCTTTCGCCCAGGCTATATAAGGCACCCGGTCGGTATGCTCGTGCCGTGTCGCGCCGTTTTCCGGCATGAAGCCGTGAACCTTAATAGCAACCCGCCCGTCGGGCAGGTTGAATACAGCCGCGACGCCGGACAAGTCCACGCGCTTGCCGAGATCGAAACCGATATGGCAATGTAAGCCGTCGGTTAAAGCTGCGAATTCTTCGCGGCTTACCTGCGCCGCCCTGGCTAAGGCCATCTGCTCCTCGGTGAGATAGCTGTTCACGCTGGCCGCTTGCCAGAGACAGCAGCGGCGGGTAAGAAACTTACGGATTTTTTCCTGGTCTCCTGAGGCGTAAGCTGTGTTATGCTCGGCGATGATTTCGTCCAGGAGGTACTTTGAATACTCGTTCGGGTACCTGAGCACCGGGTTTGCCTTGAGCCAGTTTTTCGGGTCGTGCGGATCGTCGCCTTCGTCCAGCTCCCGGATCATGATGAAGATTCTATCCTCTCTGATGCTCGGGTCTGTCAGTACCCGCTTGTAGTAGAGCTCGTCAAAGTAACAGGGCTTGTTCTCAGCGTCGTCGCCGGCCGTTGTAATTACATCGAGCAGAGACTGCACTCGCTTGCCGAAACCGGACCGGCCTATATCATAGATCTCGCGAGTCTTATGCGCGTGGAACTCGTCGACGCAGAAGTAGGAGGGGGCTCCCGAGTCTTTGTTTTCAGTGGTTTTGGACAAAGCCCGCATGAATCCGCCGCGAGTCCGGTGAACCACCGGATTTGAT